GTAGCTAGTCTTACAAATAAATGGGCAAAACAATTCTTTAGTAAAAAGTATGTTGGTGGCGGAAGATACTCAGCTTTCATAAACGATTTAAAAAAGAAAGGATTAAGTCAAAAAGAAATAAATAAAATAAGTTTAGAGATTAGAGAAGACCATTTAAAAGTTTTAAAAGAAAAAGTTCCGCAGTTTAAAGATGCCTCAATTGATAAAGATGGCTCAACAATAAAACTAAGTGATGCACAAATAAAATGGCTAAGAAAAAAAGAACCTACTTTTGATAGAGTAATGGTAGGAAACCATGGAATTTATGTAGAGTTTAAAGAGCCTAAAAATAAAGGCAAGAAAATTAAACCTCGAATGCAGTATGTAGAATGGAATAGAGGCGGTGATAAACTGTATCAACAAACAAAAACAGTAAACTATGCTAATTATAGACCGGGAAAATGGTATAATGATTTATCTAATTATTTGATAAAACCAACAAAAAAAGCAGCAGGCAAAAAAGCTGTGGTGTTTGATAACAACCAGTACAAGCCTGTTCAAAAAGTAAAACCAGAAGAAGTAGGTCCTAGAACTTTATATATCTTTGCAGACAACGTAAATAAAAAATATAAAAAAGGATCTATATCAGATAGAGCAAGTAAAATGCCTAATGGATTTGGAGTCACAGTATCTAGAGCAGATGTATCTAATTTTAAAACTGCAAAAGCAACAGATTATTTTAGAGACAAAACCTATGTGACAGAAGGAACAATGTTAAAAGGTAAAGATAGTCTTGTTCCTGAAAATCTTAGGATTATACACAAAGATATGAAAAATATAATTGAAGCATATGCGTCTGGAAATTTTGATTCAATACAAATAGCTCCTGATCTTTACAGACCTTTTAAACTAGGATATTCTCCACAGACAGCAGGCATATTAAAAGGTAAAATGAGCGAAATTAAAAAACTTGAAAAAGCTAAGCCTGCTTACGTTGCAAAAGCGTATCCAAAAATATTAAAAGATATTATAGGTATGACTCCTAAAGCTAAAGCAAAACGTGTTTATCTAGAACCAAATAAGTCTGGAAAGTCTTGGGTAATTATAGATCCTAAACAAGATGTGTTGTATGATGCTGAGCAAAATCCTTACCAAATGATAGAACAATATTTTGATCCAGAAAAAGCTGACCTTTGGAAAAAAGAAACTCCTGCTTTTGTTCCCGGCACTACAATATCTACTAAAAAAGGAGTAACTCAAAGCGGATTAGAAAGATATGACATAGAAAAACGACCAAGAAAAGGAATGTATGACCAAGACTTAGAGTTAAAAGAAATGCAAAGAGAACTTGAGTTTGATAATCCTTACTTAGCAGCAAAAAGTAGAATAAAGATGTACACTGATCCTAGTAAAAATGAATACAATCCAGAGATGGCAGATCAAATAATAGCAGAGTATTTTCCGGGAGCTGATTCCGTAGATGAAATACTAAAACTAGACGATGCTACAATTTCTGCTTTTGGTGAAAGGCTCAAACAAATAGGAGGAGAAGGAGATCTAAGTGAATCAAGAAGGAAGCAACAGTTTAACGAAATTTTAAAGTATTTAAGAGAAGAACAAAGACAAAAGAAAGCGGAAGGCGGTGAGATTAAAGAAATAGAAGTTAAAGCATACAAAAGAACAGGGCAAAGAGGAAGACCTGCTTATGAATATGCAATTGAAATGTTAGGTGAAGATGAGCTAGACAAGTTATTTTTAAAAGAAATTGCGTTTGTTGAGAGTAAGTGGGCAAACGATGAAGGAACTTTTAGACCAATGAATAGAAGCGCTTATCAAATAACACCAGTTAGGTTTGAAGAGTTTAAAGAAACAAACAATCCTGAAAGTAAAAGGGGCAGAGGACTGCGTGCGTATACTAAAAAAATAAATGATAGATGGAACATTGATCTTTCTAATATAGAATATGATGACTTAAATGATCCTGTAATTGGAACAGCAGTAACAAGAGCTTTATTAAAACTGAGTCCTGAAGCGATTGGTAAGACACCAAAAGAAAGAGCAAGGCAGTGGAAAAGTTTTTGGAACACTCAAGAAGGAGCAGGCACAGTTGAAAAATATTTAAGTGATGTAGCTGCTATGGAAAACTATCCTGTAAAAAGAGATTTATTAGGAAGTTTATTAAACGAAAAAAAAAATAAAAAGGACACAGGAAAGCTTTTTAAATACGGCATTGGAGTAGATACTCCTGTATTTAAAACAGAAGAAGAAGTAAATACTTATATAAACGAACTACCGAGACAGACAAGATCTGCTGTTCGTGGTATGTTAGAAGGGTTTACTAGATATTCAGGTCTTGGTAGTGTTATGGCTGGTGTTGAATTAGGCGCTTATGAACAAGCAAGAGCTGCTGCTGGTTTTCGAGATTCTCTTTTAGAAGGAGATATTAAAAAACCTAGCTTTCTTGAAGCAGAAGATAAGTATGTTAAAGGTATTGGTAAAGCTTTATCTCCGGGAGACATAGATCCAATGACTGCTACAGTGGTTGAACAAGCCACTGGATTGGCTGCTTTGGGTATTGGTGTACAAGAAGGAATAAATCTTATTAGATATTTTGGTCCTAAAGCTGTAACAAAAGTAAAAAGTTATTTTAAAGAAAATCCAAAAGCAACAGTTGATGAAGCCGTATCAGGAATATTAAAGAAAGAAGTATCTAGAAGAGATGTTTTAAAAGGTATGGGAACAGGCGCAGTAGCAACTACCGCAGCAGCAAAGGTTGTGCCTTCTTTGTTAGGTAAAGGAGCAGGAGCAGCATATAAAGGAATACTTCATCCATCCCATGCTGTATTAAAAACACCAATGGCAAGATACTTTTTTGATGTGCCAAAAGAAATGTTAGGTGATGTTCCTATTGAAAAAGCTATTAAAATATTTGAAAAACAATATCCATATAATAGATATTATACTGATATAGATCCTATAATGCCTGTAAATAGTGAGGCAATTGTTAAAGCTAGACTTAAAGATATACGTAACGTAGATACTTTTTTTAAAAAATATAATATAAAGATTGACAAAGATACAACAACATATGGACCGGACGATGACGCATATAATTTTTTTGCAGACGTTGATGAGTTAGACTATAATATAATACGAGGTGCAGACGGATCACAAGCACCACCTCCTAGTTTTAGGCAAAAGTATGATGAACTAACTGACATTTATACAACTAAAGAAAAATTACCAACACCTAAAAGTGATTATGTTGGTGATCCACTATATGAACAAGGAAAAAGAACAGCTTTTGACGGTATTAACGCAAGATTAGACAGGCTTAAAATAGAAAAGAGTCCAGATTTTAAAGGTGAAAAAAACGGTATAGAATTTTTTGAATTAGATGGATCTCCAATAGTAAGAAAAAAAGATACTAGATTTATAAATGAACTGTTTGACAACGATCCGGGAGCATACTCTGTTCATATTAATGATCCAGATTATGAATATGCTGAGTATATTCTTCTTATACCAAATAATAATGGAATTAAAAAATTAAACAAATAACTTGACAAAATAAAAATACAACAGTATACTATGCTATTATATACAGAAGAACAATTAGAAAGAGCTTACAATATTTATAGAAGCCATCAAGCCAGACAAGATCTAGGCTTTATGAGCTTAGAACATTTTAGAATGTTTTACGAACAGCTGGCGGAAGAAGTACTCAGCGGTGGGATAGAGGAAAGATATGGGCTTCCCATTTGAAATTATAACAATGCTTGGATCTACTTTGCTAAGTAGTCTTCTAAGTATATGGTCTCAAAGTCGTAAAGCAAAAGCTGATGAACAACAACTTCTTATTACTAGAGGTGAGTTTCAACTTAAAGCTATAGAAGCTGCAAGAAATGTACAAGACAAAGGCTTTACATTTACTAGAAGATTAATTGCAATAACATCAATCTTTGCAATCATTGTACTTCCCAAACTAGTCGCCGTCTACGCACCAGAGGTTTCAGTTACTGTAGGATATACTAACTGGAATCCGGGCTTTTGGTTCTTTAGAGATGGACGAGAGGTTTTTGAATGGATTACATTTCAAGGTTTGGTTATAACTCAATTAGATACCAATTTAGTATCGGCTATAATTGGTATGTACTTTGGTGGTAGTTTAGTTAAGAGATAAAAGGAATTAATATGCAAAATCAAATGGGTGGCTTTCAAGGAGACATGGACAGAAACGAGGTCGAGATTGATCTTAATAAGTTCATGGCGCTTCTTCAAGAGAAGTCAGATTTAAAAGACAGGATAAGGGAACTTGAAGACGAGAAGAACGATAACCCTTATCAAAAATTTATATTTGTAGCAGAAGCTATAGATAGTTGGAGAATTATACCAAGAGCTTTTTTATCTATCTATATGTATTTGTTATATTATACAACATTCTGGTTCATGGATTTAGCTGAGCCGACCTTTGAACAATCAGGATTGATCTCGATTGTCGTGGGTGCTGGCGCAGCATGGTTTGGATTATATACAAACAGCCATAAGCCAGACGGAAAGAAAGGTAAAGACTAATGAGTATTATATTATTTTTAATTATAATCGTCATGGGTATTATGTGGCATTGTGAGCCAAACATGATGCGAGATATAGTTGCTAAGTCTAAAATTATTTTAGAAAAAGCAAAAGTACTTGCAGTCAAATGTAAAAAATACGCAGTCGATATAAAGGATTTGATTAAGTTTAAAGGGTAATCTTTAGCTTATCAATAGGAGTCTCTTAGAACGCTCATATGGAGGTCTGAGAGGCATTTATAAACAGCATTCTTGCTTATAATAAGGAGAAGAAAAATGGTCAGAAAAAGAAATGACTTTTATGGAATGGTGGATTTTAGAGATCCTATATTCTCATCATTGTTTGTAGGATTTGATGGTCTTTTTAAGAACATGGCAGAGATGTCAGCAGGTTCTAAAAGCCTACCAAGTTATCCGCCTTACAATGTACTTCAAGACGGAGATGATTACGTAATTGAAATCGCTCTGGCAGGTATCAAGAAAAAAGATATCGATATTACATCACAAGAAAATACTTTAACAGTTTCTTATGAGTCTTCAGAAGATGAAGGCGATAACAAACTGTACAAAGGTATTGCACAACGCTCATTCAAAAGACAATTCAATTTGTCTGAGGACATAGAGATTGAAGGTGCAAGTTTCGTTGATGGTATGTTAAATATTTTCTTGAAGAGAATAATTCCTGAAGAGAAGAAACCCAAAAAAATAAAAATTAAATAGTGAGAGAGTGGAATACGATTTTGAAAGGAAGTGGACAAGAGTTAATAAAGAATATCTTGCAACAGTCGTGGACGATGCCCAAAGGTATCGCACTAAGTTCCGTATTCTTTTTGCTTATTTGATTTTTGACATTATCGTACACTTAGGATTACTAAATTAATTTATGCTGAAGAGGAGAGCAGTATATGAAAATAACTAAAAATTTATTAGGAGCTTTTATTGTATCTGCTTTTTTCTTTGGCGGTTCTGCACAGGCAGATCAAACAGGTGATTGTGACGCAGGAACACAGTATTGTGAACAAAATTCATTAAATACAACCAATACAACAACTACTACGAACAGTAATACTAATGTTAACACAAACAGTAATACTAATGTTAACACAAACAGTAATACAAATGTTAACACAAACACTACAACCACTACAGGAACTCAAACAAATACTAATAACAACACAAATACAAACACTAGTACAAGCACAGCAACAAATACCAACAGCAATACAAATGTTAACACGACTACGACAACAGGTACGCAGACAAATACAAATACTAACACAAATGTTAGTACAAACACTAGTACTAATACCAATAATAATACAACT